TACAACACGAAGAAGTTGAACAACAATGGTTGTTAGATACAACAGAAAAGTTTTGTAAAGATCGTGCTGTGTATAATGCAGTATTACAAGGTATCAAAATCATAGATGGCAAAGATAAGAAACATACACCAGAAGCAATACCTAGTATCTTATCAGAAGCGCTTGGCGTTTCTTTTGATAGACATATAGGGCATGATTATCTAAATCAGGCAGAGGACCGATTTGAATATTACCATAGAACTGAAGCAAGATTAAAGTTTGATCTTTCGTACTTCAATAGAATAACTAAAGGTGGTCTGCCACCTAAAACTTTAAACATTGCTCTTGCAGGTACAGGTGTTGGTAAATCTTTGTTTATGTGTCATGTTGCAAGTAGTGTTATATCGCAAGGTAAAAATGTATTGTATATAACTTTAGAGATGGCTGAAGAACGTATCGCAGAAAGAATTGACGCTAACTTATTAGATGTAACTATTGATGATCTTTATGAAATGCCAAAAGAAATATACGATAATAAAACATCTAAAATGCAAAACAAAACTAATGGTCAATTAATTATCAAAGAATATCCTACGGCGTCTGCTCATGCAGGTCATTTTAAATCTTTGTTAGATGAACTTGCCCTAAAGAAAGCATTTAAACCTGATTTAATATTCATTGATTATTTGAATATATGTACTAGTAGTAGATTTAAAGGTGGCAATATTAACTCCTACACTATGGTCAAATCTATCGCTGAAGAATTAAGAGGTCTTGCAGTACAATATAATGTTCCTATTGTATCTGCTACACAAACAACCAGAACTGGTTACCTATCAAGTGACGTAGGACTTGAAGATACTTCAGAATCATTTGGTCTTCCTGCAACTGCTGACTTTATGTTTGCTCTTATTTCAAATGATGAACTTGAAGAACTTGGTCAAATTAAAGTTAAACAATTAAAGAACAGATACAATGATCCTGCTGTCAATCGTGCATTTATAATTGGTGTAGATAGAAGTAAGATGAGATTGTATGATGTAGAACAATCTGCTCAACAGATTGTAGATAGTAACCAAGAAAGTAAGGAGAAGATTGAACAACCATCTGGACCACAAGAATCCGCTAATGTCTATGATAAGTTTTCAGATTTTAAAATATAATGAAAGATAAAATAATAGAAGAATTAAAAAAAGTTTACGATCCTGAAATGCCATCTATTGATGTATTCAATTTAGGCTTGATTTATGATATTGATATAAAAGAAGAAAATGTTACAATCACCCATACACTAACCTCTATGCTTTGCCCTATGGCAGATCAGATACAAAAAGATATTAAAGAGGCAGTAGAACGTGTAGCAGGTGAAGGTAATGTAAAAGTTATATTGACACATACTCCACCATTTAGTAGAGATATGTTAAGTGAAGAAGCTAAATTAATACTAAACATGTAAGGATAACAATGGCAACAAAAAGAAAAAGAAGACCATCCATCTATTACAAGACAGAAATGGTTAAAAGTAAAGGCGATATTATATGGCGTTGCGTTGAAATGCCTAGTAAACTCGTATTAAAAGAGTCTTTCTTTGAGGAAGATGTTAAGAAGTTAACAAAGTTTCAGAATAGTAATAAGACGTTTGGTATCTTTGGCTTCCCACCTTTCTTTGATTGTAGAAATGATGAAGAAAAAGTTACAGATAAAGGGAAAACAAACTATAATTCGCCAGCAAGAAGCAGAGGCCGTAGATAAATATATGTATGGCAGACAAGACAGCATTATTAGAATCAGCACAGGCACTATTTTGTTCAATCGCAGATTACATAGGTGTTAAAAGAACTAATCTACTTTTTGACCCTAAAAAGTATCCTGATTACACAGACTTTAGAAGTCAAATAAATGAAGCTACTTTACAAGCAGCTCATAAGAATATAGAAACACCTGGTGTATTTCTAAATGAATTAGAATTATTTTTAAAGAAAGATACTAAATGGTACATATCATCTTTACAGATTGCAAAAAAATTAATCAACGACATAACTAAAATAGATCCTGATTTTAAAATTTCAGCACAAGGGTTTCAGCAAATTTTTTACTATAGAGGTGACAAAGAAATAATGGGAACTATAGAAAAGTTATTTAAGATAGCAAACAAGTCAGGTTACAAATCACAAAATAAATTTGGTAATCTAAACAAATGGAATCCTGCAGATATATACCTTGCAACAAAGAAAGCTAAGAAGGCACTAAAAGAAGAACTAAAAGGTGCAAAAGAAAAAGTTTATGGTTTTCAAAATCTTAATATCATTACATCTGATCTAATAGATAGTGGTGATCTATTTCCTCTATCACTTAAAAAAACAACAAAAGAAGCCACACTACAAATGGTAAACTTTGATAGAAAAGCAGAGATCAAACTTATTAAAACAATTAGTATAAAGGGCGTAACAGATTGGCAACTATATAAAAAAGTTAAGTATCCTACAAAAGGTGTTACTAGAGATATGAGAATACTATTAGAGTCGGGTGGTGATATAAAATTAAGACATGACCCTAGTGCAAAAAGATTTGTTGCAGAAGCTATATTCTCAAAGGCAGAGGCAAGAGGTGGTTCAATTGGCTCTATGAAAGTATTATCAGAAATTATACACTTTGTAAATCCAGATATTGCAAAACAAATACTTGACAAGTATAAAAAAGGTGAACAAAAATACTTTGACGCATTAAAGAAGATAGAATATTTAAGAAAAGATAAGCCAAGATTTGATTACGAGAGAGGCGCTATAAGTGCCATATATGTTGTCAACGAAGTTATGCCTGTACTTAAAAAGTTTTTCCAAGACAATAGAAAAGACGAAGGCAATAAAGTATTAAGATTGATGTTTGAGTACATAACATCAAGGACTCCCCTATCAGGTAAATTTGTAATAGCAAAATAGTATAAATAGTCTAGTAACTAGTGATTTATTAATGGGATAGGTGTAATTTTTCGCTTGACAAGAGCGTAATTTTTTGATATAATGGGTATAGTGGGAGAAAAATGTATAGTTTTAAACAGTATTTAAATGAGGCAAAGAACACTCATTTAGAACATTTAGAAGACGAAATTATTAATAACGGATACCAGGGTGGTGTCAACGCTGTAGAGTTTCTTAAATCTATAAGAAACATGCTTGTTGGATCATCACGTAGAAAATTAAACGTATCTGTTAAATGGGATGGTGCACCAGCAGTTTTCTGTGGTATCAATCCTGAAAACGGCAGATTTTTTGTAGGATCAAAATCTGTATTCAACGTAACTCCTAAAATCAATTACACACAATCAGACATTAGAAAAAATCACGCAGGTGGTTTAGTAGATAAACTATCTGTATGTTTAAAAGAATTACCAAAACTTGGTATACGTGGTGTTGTACAAGGCGACTTGTTATTTACACCAGGAGACTTGAAGTCGGTATCTATAAGAGGTGAGGATGCTATTGCGTTTACACCTAATACTATAACTTATGCCGTACCAGAAAATACTGATCTTGCTAAAAAAATTAGAAGAGCTAAATTAGGTATCATCTTTCACACTAGTTACACAGGAAAAAAGATGGCTAATCTGAAGGCAAGCTTTGGCGTCAATGTAAATCGTTTTGCAAAGACGCCAGCAGTATTTTTTGATGACGCAAGTTATAAAGACTCATCTGGTGCTGCTACATTTACAACAACAGAAAGCGCTCAATATGATAGTATGTTGAGAATGGCAATGGGATCAATATCAAAAGGTAAAAAGGTTTTAGAATTATTAAGAAGACAAAATAGTATGTTGTCAGTAGGTATGAGATTAAAAATATTTTTCAATACACAAATAAGAGCAGGACAGACTATACAGAATGTCAGAAAATTACAATCAGAATTTAAAACATATTATGCTAAAGTATTAGATGACGAGGCGTCAAAGAAAAAAACTGCTAATGCTAAAAAGAAATATGAACAAATAAAAAACGAAGGTTTAAGATTTATTGATAACAACGAAAATGATATTTACTTTGCAATTGCTAGTTACATAACTTTACAAAAAGTAAAAAACTTTCTAGTTAATAAAATGAATCAGATTAAATCAATGGGAACGTTTCTACAAAAAGGTAATGGTTTTGTAGTAACTAATCCTGAAGGCTACGTTGCTGTAGATAGAATGGGCAACGCAGTAAAACTAGTAGATAGATTAGAGTTTAGTACTGCTAACTTTACACTTGCTAAGAACTGGATAAAAGGATGAAAAGTTTTAGAGATTTTATATTTGAGGCAATGGGTCGTAAAAGAATTATTATGTTAGGTGGACCTGGTTCAGGTAAATCAACCTATACAGAATACCTTGTTAAAGAATATGATATTACTCACGTTTACCCAGGTGACATGTTGAGAAAAGAAGTAGAAAAAGGATCAGAAATAGGTAAGATTGCAAAAAGTATTATAGATAGAGGAGAGTTTGTTCCTAACGATATAGTATTAGAGTTAATTAAAAACAAAGTAGAGCAATCACCTAAAGGTTATGTATTAGATGGTTGGCCTAGATACATGCAACAAGTTGAAGACATGGAAAAGAACGAAATAGGTTATGATTATGCAGTATTTTTAGATGTAAGTAGAGAAGAAGTATTACGTAGATTACTTGCAAGAGGTAGAGCAGACGATACGGAAGAGATTATAAGCAACAGAATAGAACTATACAAAAGAGAAACAGGTCCTGTTGTAGAATACTTTAGAAAAAAAGATAACTTTATTAACATAAGTGCTGAGGGTGGTACACCTGAAGACACAGCAAAAGAAATTATAAGAAAGATAGAAGATGGCGGTCAATAGTTTTATACAACATTTATCTGAAGGCATTTATGACCCAGGTATATTTAAAGCGTTCTTTTTAGCAGGTGGTCCTGGTTCTGGTAAAACGTTTGTAACTCAATCAGCATTTGCAGGTACAGGTTTAAAAGTTGTAAATTCAGATACTACATTTGAAAGAAACTTAAAGAAAGCAAATCTATCTTTAAATATGCCAGACGAAGAACAATACTTTAGAAACCTAATTAGAAGCCGTGCAAAACAAACTGCTATCTCCCAATTAGATAAATATGTAGAAGGCAGACTTGGTTTAGTAATTGACAGTACAGGTAGAGATTATGATGTTATTAGTAGAAACCATAACATGTTACAACAAATGGGTTATGATAGTTATATGATATTTGTTAATACAAGTTTAGAAGTCGCAATAGCAAGAAACGCTAGACGTGAAAGAACTATCCCACAGTATATTACAAAGACTAGTTGGGAAGGTGTACAAAATAATATTGGTAAGTTTCAAAGACTATTTGGTATGAGTAAGTTTCTTATTGTAGATAATAATAAATCTGATTTAGAGTTAGTCACTCTTACAATGAACAGAATTGGCAAACTAGTACGAAGATATATTACATCACCAGTACAAAATTATAAGGCCAAACAATGGATGAAAAAAGAATTAGAGGCTCGTAAAAGATGAAGTTTAAAGATTTTACAGACATAGAAAATTTAAGACACGCAAAGGTAGAAGAAAAACCTATTAAGAATTACACAGGTAACATAGACGAATTGTCTTGTTCTAAACCTAGCACTAATACATCTACAGCAACAAAGGCTGAGATGACAGCAATGCAAGGTATGTTCAAACAAAGAAATGAAGCGATTGAACAATCAGTAAAAAACCACGATCCTAAATCAGAATATGCAATAGAAAAATATCTAAAAGAAAACAATTTAGATATAGATAATAACAATACAGATAAGATCGCTGAAACAGGTGCGGCTATTGCTAGAAAATTTAAGAATAAGTTTGAAAGAGCAAGACCATATCATCTTGCAGACTCAATGAAATTAGATTTTAATAGTATGCCACTTGTTAGTGATAGTATGAAGACGCCAGCATACCCTAGTGGTCACAGTTTACAAAGTAGATTGATTGGTGAATACTATGCAGAAAAGTATCCTGAACATAGAGAAGGCTTGATTGACGCTGCTGATGAATGTGGTATGGGAAGAGTATATGCAGGTTGGCATTATCCTTCAGATCACAAGGCAGGTGTTAAGATGGCACAAGAAATCTATCCTAAAATTAATTTAAACAGAAAGTCTTTTAGTGAGAGTATTATAGACATACCTAGAAAGACATATGCACCAGGCGTATTTACAAAAGCAGATACTCCTAATCCAGAATTAAAACCATCAGTTAAGAAAATGGTGCTTGATGG